CAAATTCACCAACCCTGTACTTTCTTAGAATCCAGGTTTGATTTGAAATTGATGGTCCATCTCCAACTACCGTTGAATCGTTGTAATCGATTGGGTAACCGTAAGGTGGAGGTGTTGGTTGGGGATTATTTTTTTGACAAGCAAATAAAATAAAACCAATTAAAATTAAGATTAAACTATTTTTCATTGTTTTCAATTGTTACAAATGCTTCTATTTTACTTCTTACTTGATCTTTGGTTGATATCATCTCCGTAGATGTTAAAACAACAGAATCTTTTAATATAATATACGGGATATGGATCAAAAAAGTTTCCCCATTGAAATAAGATAAATCACTTTGTAGTTCTAAAGATGCGTTTACTAACTTCAGAAACAACTTGAATTGCACTCTATCAACAAATGAATCGTTAAGTAATTCTCCCATTTGTTGATTGATGATCCTGATTTTAAAACATTCTTTTTTCATAAATAAAATTATCAGTTTGTTTGTAATTAAGAACAAAGGTATAAATAATTCTTTGATTCACAAAATTTAATTTAATTTTTTTATAATTTTGTAGAGTTGGTCATTTTTTTCAAGTGGTAAATCATCAAATGAAAAATAATTACAAACCAAATGTTCATCACCATCTTTCGCATTTCTAAGATCCGGATTAATTTCATCATCAGAATCATAAAAGTAAACATACATCAGACCTTTCATTTCATCTTCATTATTTGTGTGTTCAATAAAACCAACCAAATTCAATCTACCATCAATTTTGTAATTGGTCTCTTCGAAAAATTCTCTTCTAGCACACTCTTCTGGAGTTTCGTTATCTTCCATGTGACCACCAGGTACGGACCAGACTCCAGGAAGATTACCCTCGTAATTTCTTTTACATAGTAGATATTTGTCTTCATTTCTAACAATAATCCCTGAGTATCTTTTCATTTAATATTATTTTTTTATATTTATAAGTATGGAAGTAATAATAAATAATAATTCTTACAATGTCAAATGCATGATGACAGACAAGGACATTAAAGAAGGTATGCAACTCAAGAAATTCGATTCAACTTTTGATGGTATGATGTTTATGATGGGTTATGGTAATCACAGTTTTTGGATGTATAATTGTGTGATACCATTGGACATAATCTATATTAGCCATTCATCTAATTCAAGTAATAGACATGTTATTTCAAAAATTTACTCAAATTGTCCTCCATGTCGAGAAGAAAATCCAAGTGAATGTATAAATTATCCTGGTACCGGGGATATTGTTTTAGAAATACCTGGTGGTGACTGTTTAAAATACGACATTAGAGTTGGTGATTCTGTCTTGATTGAAGAATAATCAACCGAAAGTTGATATAAGTTGAGCCAATTTGTAACCGGCAAATGCTCCTGCGGCTGCTGATCCTGGTAAAACTATAAATTTTCCAAGTAGGGTCTCATATTTTTGTCTATTCACAATGTAAGAAATGAAAATGTAGTATAGTATAAAATTAAATAGTACCAGTAAGTCCATTTCTTTCGAAGCGAACACGACAATTGAATTCCCTAGAAATCCCCAGGAGAAATTTATAAGAGTTTCTCTCATCAACTCTTTGGGTGTTGTTAAAGCATCCCAGATAGTTATCTCTTTATTGATTCCGGTTTTTTTCTTCAATTGTTTCGATGTGGTGTTGGAGGTACCATAATGCCTTTCTGAGGTCTTCAAGTTCTTTGTCTTTTCCTTTTTTTCCTGCACGTGATATATATTTTACTGTGTTTCCTAAACTAAATCCTAAATCCCAAGCATCAATAACTTTGATTGCCTCGTATTCATTATTTTTACCAGATTGATAGTGATCAGGGTGATTGACCATCTCTTTTTCTTCAAACATTCTACTATTTTAATTTTTCTTCTTTGGTTTTTTTACTTTTTTTAACCGTTTTTTTTTCTTCATTTACAGAATCATCTTCAATCAAAATTTTAATAATTTCTGGAAATAGTTGATCAGCCCCAACACCCAAATTCACTTCAATAATTTTTTTATTTTTCATTTTTTGTATTTTAATCAATTGATATATTTAAATTATCTTCTTTTTGTTTTTCAAAAAGGATGGTCTGTAAAATGTAAGACATCACCTTTCTTTTGAATATTGGTAACAAAGTTTCCTCAATTGGTAAAACTCCTTTAGATTTCATTTCAAAAATTGGTGAATCTTTTTTTAATTTTGGGTTTTTTTCAAAAATATTAAGAAAAATTTTTGGTATGGTCAAATCGTTAGTAAGGTCCTTGAACAATAATTTTGTTGTGGTTTTGGTTTCGGTTGATGTTTTGCTTACTTTTTTAATGTTATATTTCCAGATGTAAATCATGTTTGTTTCTAAATTCCTATAAAAAAAGAATCCGTCGTTGGATCTGATAAATTTTTTATTTTTTTTCAATTTAACATCCACTGAGTCAAAAATAGCACTCCAAATAGATTTTGCAATTTCGAAATATTCTGTGATCATTGGTGAGGAATATTGTAAAATTTTGTTAAGTTCGGAAAATTCAACTGGTGTAAGATCTGGTAAATTCTTAATTTTCAAATCCTTTAAAAGAAGTTCGTCATCTATTGATGTGAATTTTTTATCGGTATAAATAATTTTTCTTTGTTTATATAATGTTTGAATATTAATTAGATGTAATGATAGTTCTATAAATCCAGGATAAAGTTCAAGATTATCCAATTTCTCCCCCATTTTTTGAAAGTAAGAAAGTAATTTATATTCTTTGTGTTCAGAATCTATTGGTTTTTCAAACATCCAATCTGTAGGTAATAAAAAATCGATTTTTCCTTGTTTTGACATCACTTCCTAAAATATAACTAAAATAATTTATATTTTAAAGCATTTTAATCAGAAACTCTTATTACAATATATGTCTCTCCGTCGACATTATATTCAAAATAATAATTATCCAAAGAAAGAACATGATAGTCTTTATCTGCGGCATAATCTCTTGCCATATCATCAAATTCTAAAAAATATGACAAATCAGAATAACCCCAAAGGTCTCGATCTTTTAAAGTTTGGATGGGGTTGTCATCAATTTTGTCTAATTCCTGGTCAACTATATCAGACAAATCCGATTCATCGATTGGACCTTCCGGATTAAGTTCTATTTCTTGAATTTCAGAATTTAATTTATCAATATGATATCCAATTAGATTAAGTCTTTTACTTCTGTCGTCATCTTCATAATATTCTATGTCTTTTAGATCCGGAGCAGGAATTTTATCAACTTCTGAATTATTAATATAAATTTTGAAGAATGGGTCAAAAACAACTTTGAATTTTATGTTATTTCCGTCAATATATTCTAAACCTTTTTTGCCAAAATTTTCTAAAAGTTTTAATTCTGGTTTAGCACCTTTTGTAATTAATGATTCCTCGATTTCAAGAAAAAATATTTCATCATTTAATTCATCGATCCTTTGAAGTTGATATGGGTCGAGTTCATATTTCAATTCCCATTCCCCTGGGTATTCTCTTATTTCATCTTCAATTTGATCTCTTAAATTTTGTTTAATAGAATCCACATCTAAATAACGTAAAATTAATGATTCATCTAATGACATCAAATTATCTCTTAGGTAACCTTCCCAATACTCTTTAAGTTCATCATGAAATTCATCATCGGTCCCAACTTTATATTCTTCTCCGTAAAAATTTTTGTTTGTACACTTCACCGTAAGAATTGAATAAATTCCGGACACAATCATAAAGTCATAAATGTCCCCCCCAACTGATAACGATATTTCTTTTAATTCTTGAGATAGTTCACGTATAAGTTCAGCGGATGGGTCTATCTGATTTTTAAAAATTTTTCTGATTTCTTTTATTCTCAACTTTTGATCATCCGAATATTCCTTAAACTTTCCTGATGAAAGAAAATAGTTGTAAATTGCCGTCAATCCATTTAACTCATTTGTTTCGTAAAAATCATCTATTAACAAAGTATTATTTAACCTATTAATCGATGATGTTTCTTGTTCTTCTTGTGCTCTTTTTTCAAGCATTTTTTTTTGATATGGTGTATTTGAGTAATAAAAACCACCATCTATTTCGGTTCCATCAATGTTTTCTAATTCACTATCAGTTGCCATAAGTGAACCTTCTATGTGAAGATCATTTAGTTTTTTTACTGGAAGTGATTGAATTCGTAAACTGCCGCTGATTATAATTTTTTTATTTTTGAAAGGTGCTAAGTTTTGGACAAAATCACTTCGATAGTTCATTGAACTTAGAATTGTAAGATACTGTTCAGGGCTGAGTATAACTTCTTCTTTTTCTTCTTTAAGTATTTTTTTAAAATTATAAAACATCAAATTTTTTTATATAAATACTTTTTTCTTTACAATTATATTTTCAATGCGATATTTATGGTAAATAAACTAATAAAAAAAATTATCATGGGTTGCGGATGTAAAAACAAAAACGGAGCATCAACAAATAATGTAGCAAGCACGCAACAACCTCAACAACAACAACCTCAACCAGTTGTACAAAATACTTCGGTTCAGGAAAATGTTAAGAAGGTTGTTGAAAAATACTACAAAAAATAATTGATGTTAAAGAAAGTCTTAACTAAAGGGTGAATTTTTCACCCTTTTTTTGTATTTATTAATAATGAATATAGAGCAATTAATTGAATATTTCAATGATGGGGAATATGAGACTTATATTAAACCCATTTTCGGATCTGTAAAAGAATTTTTTAGATTTGTTGTTTCAAAAAATTTATTTCATTTAATAGAATTAAATGGGATTCCTAGTGAAAGTTTTGACGATGACATTTGGGAATTCTTGATTGATAATAATTTAATAGAAGAATCACAGTATGATGATGTTCCAGAAGAATTTAAAAACCATTTTTTATTATATGAATTGAGTCATAACTACGAATGGGCTATGGAGTATATTACAAATAATCTTATTACTGATGTAGATAATAGACCTGACGGTTTTTATCTTCATTTAAGAGATAGAGAAGAATTAAAAATTCTTTTTTGTGAGGATCGAAATGGTGGGGCTAGATACGTTGCTGAAAAAGTTTTAAGTGAAGATGGTTTAGGTCATGATTGGTATTTCGATGACAGTGTTCATCCACATCAAGTTGTTGATGAATTAGATGACTCAAACATTACAGCACTTAAAGATATTATTTTCAAAGAAATCGGAGATGTAGAATTATCTTCAGAGGATTATGACTCTGACTTTTTTTCTGAACTTTCTGAAGAACAAGGAACTGATGGTTATTTTAGAATAAGATCCGAAGACTTGAATGGTTTAGTTAGTGATGAAGACGCTTTTAATGAATTATGTAAAAATGATTTGGATGAGTTAGGTTCTAATTTAAAAAGTTTATATTGGTCAGCAGAAAATAGTGCTTATGAGGATGAGGTGTATGATCTTGTCTATGATGGTTTAGACGAATACTTTGAAGGTAGAATTGATGATGTTCCAAGAGAGGTTACTAGAACTGACGGCTCTAAAATAACAAGATACGACAGTTACATTAAAATTAGGGATTTTCAAACCATAATTGAAACATTTTTAGAAAATAATAAAGGTGGTACTTACAATGATTCTTTTTTGGATTATTTTGGTAGTTTAACCGAATTAATGAAAGAAATGATATATCAGGATGATATTGAGTGTATTGATTTTAGAGTTCCTGAATATCCCGACTGGGACAGAACAGGAAAGAATATTAACGAATATTTCGATGATTATATTTATTAAATAATGAATATTGACACACTTATTGAAGAATTTAATGCCACTGAATATGACAAACTTTATTTAATTTTTAAAAATGTTGATAACTTTTTTAATTTTGTTGAGTCTAAGGGGAAACTTTCCAAAATTGGGTTATACCCTTTGTGGTTTTCTTTAAGTGATTATGAAGAGTACAAATTTAATAATTACTGTTTAAGAATTTTAGAACAAGCGGGGATTAATTATTTTGAGGAACATGTTTACGGTGTATTAGTTATTGGAGATGATGCTTATTTCAATATTTTTGGTGGTGATCTTAAAAAATTGATTGAATTTTTTCCTCATCAACCAGAATATGATTTTATTAAAAGTTTGTATGAAACTGAAGAATTTTTGGATGAGGGTTCAATAAACTTCTTTTATGATGTTTATAAAAATTTGAATCAGGAAAACAAAAATTATTTCAAAAATTTTATTTTAGAATACTGGTCAGACGTAAATCTAGAGTTAGATGATTTTGTGATTAACACCGGAGAAATTGAGAATTACCTTACTCAAGATGAAAAAACATTTAGTATTTTAGATAACATTGACGAAATACTCAGAAATGAAAGTATTTTTACTGCAGTTCTTTTTACGGACGATTTTGTGGAAGTAGAATCAACCCTTTACAATTTATATAACGAGTCCTATAGACTTGCTAGAAAACATAAAGGTGAAAAATTAATTTTATATTCTTTGAGAAATGTTTTTTATCCGAAGATATATCATTATCAAGGTGATGAATACCTCAAAATTAAAGATTTTTATTCTATTCTAGAAAATTATTTTAACTGTATGTCGGATTATAGAGAATCAATCTATAACGACAGTATGTTCGAAAACATAATATTGAATTTAATATCCTACGGTTGTCTTCCAGAAATTGACTTTGACCCTGAAGAACCAGATTCAAAAGATATTTCAATAGTGATGAATGATTTATTTGACTCATATATTTAATTTACTATTTATCTATTCAAAAAAAAATCATATCAATTATAAAAAAAGATATGAAAAAATTTGAAAAAACTTCTCGTTATTATGTTGTAAATCTATTTGCCGATTTTATATTAACCAAAATTGGAATTGATTATTTATCCAAAATTGAGGTAATCGACTTTAATTCTTTTTTCTTAATAAATGGTGTGACAAACTCAACAGTTAAATTAGACATGGGATCAGTTAGAGATGAATTTTGTGAAATTTTTTCAGAATATTTAGATTCTTATTTTGAAAAAACTTTTAATGTAGTTGATTTACTAAGTTATGATCAGAAAATAGAAGTAAATAATTTTTTCCAAGTACAAATAGAAAAACCAATTTATCAAGAATTTTGTTCAGATGGTTTTGATCTTTCATTTAAATCCTCTTTTCCTCATGGATTTAGTTATGACACTGGACGATTAATTTATTACTATTATTTGTATATTTTTAATCAAATATCTTCCACCATAAATTCAAATCAAATGAAAATCGAACTTAAAAATAAAGAAGAAGACCTTGGATTGGAGATTCAAACAAAATCAATGTATGAAACCGACACCATAGAAAATTTAATATTGGATGTGTTTGATTTTGACCTAAAAGTATTTAGAGAAAAATTAGAAAATTACAATATACTTGAGGACATTATAAGTCCGGACGTAAACAAACCTTATTTAGTTCAGGATCGTCTTGTGGATATTATTATTTTTTAATAGTTGAGGAAATCCTTAATGATTTGTACTCCATCCTGGATTTCATTGAAATCTCTTTCTGGAGCAAAAAGATGAGTATTAGAATTTTCACTCTCATAATCCTCAATCAACATAAATGAAGGTACAAATTCATTACCAGTAGCGTCCACAAACATTTGATACTCGTCTTCATGTTCATGAATATCTCTATCAACATAAGGAATATTTTCTTTATCCAACATTTCTTTCATCATGTGACAAAAAGGACAAGATTTCATCGAAAAAATTACAACTAACTTATCCATTAATTAATTCTTTAACCATTTCGTTTATTTGACCCTCATTCAATAATCCAACTTTTGTTTCAACAATTTGTCCAGAATTGAAAACTTTAACGGTGGGTATACTTCTGATCCCTAAAGTTACCGCAATTTCACGGTTGTGATCGATGTTAAGTGTATACATTTGTACATTTGATGTGTTTTCTTTCGATACTTTTTCAAATATTGGTTTCATCATACGACAAGGTCCACACCACTCGGCCCAAAATTCAACAATAACTTTTTCACCTTTATTGATTTTTTGTTGTAAATCTACACTACTAATTTCCATTTTTTTTCATTTTTTTTAGGTTTAACAAAAAGAACTGTACATCATTCTTTTTTTCGATGGGAAAATATATCCTACAAAAAAAAGATTTTATTACAATTTCTGATCTACATAAATATATAAATATATTATCGTCGAAAGTAAATATTGATTCTAAATAACAGATTTCACCTTGATTTTCTAAACTAGAGATCATGAAGGGTTTAAATTTTGATTTACCCTCTAAATCCTGAGGGGTTAATCCAATATCAGTGGATAACTCAATATAAGAATACAAATAATCTTTTTCGTGAGTTAACAAATCCAGTAAACGTTCTTCTTGTTTGAATTTTTCCATATTATAAAGGGGGACCAACCGATCCCCCTGATTAAGAATCAATTTATAAATATCAAAGAATTAATTCTGCCGCTTCCCACAATTTTGTGTTTATAGAATTACTCGCAACGATGTTATTGATTTCTCTTGCAGATCTGACCTTTCCTTTAGGTGAAGAATAAGACACACCACCTCGAATCATTTTTTCTTGTACTACATTAAAAACTTTCCATAAATCATCTCCTTGATCTTCAATTCTACGTGGTTGTAAAATCTCTTCATGACTGATATTCAATGGTATCAATCCATTAGACCATCGGATTTTAATCGCCTCTTCAACAAAATTAATTTTCTCTTGATCGGTTAAAACTTTTTCCATCATGCGTCCAACAGAATTTTCAATCATTGGGAGTTTTTTTGAGAAAGAATCTGCGAGTTGTTTAACATCATCAAAAGAAAAACTTTTGTGTCTCAATGTAAATCTTTCTCCAACGCTTGTTGGTACAGTAAGACCATTAGAGCAGACTAACCGGAACAGTCCGGCACCCATAGAAAAAGAACAAGTACCATTGTGAGAGTTACGGACAACCGCTTCAAGTAACGAATCTCCAACTTTGGGTAATTGACTATTCCTGAATTTAATTTCATGAATTGAGTGTAAACCTTTACCGGATTGACGAACTGATCCAACTTTCCAACCTTCTCTATCGAAGTATTCTAAAATTTGATCTGTGGGTACGAAAGTATACCTATTTGTCATTTTATTTGACGGGGATGATGCAAAAACTGCGGGAGCCAAACTTTTGATAGTTTCTTTTGAATAAACGTTCATAAAATAAATAATTAATTAATAATGATACAAAGGTAAAAAATAATTTTTAATAAACCAAAATTTATTGAGGATAATTATCTTCATGTGTAAAACCAGACGAATCTACTTCTGGTCCGTTGTCGATTAATACCTCAACTTTAATCTCACCATCAACAAATCTAGATACAGAACAAAATTCAAGTTCAACGTCTTCTTGAATACTTTCTTTAAACTCGTTATATTGTTCTTCATTTTCAAACACCCCACATTGAGTTGCAATTGAATGGTAAACTTTTAACCGGTAAGACCCAAAAGGATTTTTCAATTCCGAAACTTCCATAATAAGATTATCAAACTTATAGTTGTCAGTGCCATCTTTTGTTACAAGTTTACCCTCATTATCTCTTTTGTATGATTGTGAATAGTGATAACCACAATTATTGCAGTTAATATATTCTTCACCTGTTTTATAATAAAAATCAGAAAATGCCTCTTGTTTACAATTTGGACATTCGATATAATCAATTACGCTTCCCATATTATTTTGTTATTATATATTTTTTACCTTGTTTTTCTAACTTACCAACATAGTCGTTTTTATAATCAATTCCTGACCAAAAACCACTACCATCACTCCAAAGACCACGTTTATTATTTTTATAAACTTCTTCACCGAATGTAATATATTCGGGTTGATCGTGTTCAAGTAAAGATGCTGATCTTGTCATTTCACGTTTTTCTTGTACTGTGTAATTTCCAGACCAATCTTGTCTACACAAGAAAGTTGCTTCTCCAACTATAACCTCTTGTCCATCAAGAGTTGCCTTCTTATCTAATTTTTTCTTATATGTGTATATGTAAGATCCCATATTTAAAAATTTTATCCCCCCAATTAAGGGGGGAATTATTAATTAATTAATTTTGAGTAAACGCTTTATCAGCCCAAGTTTTTGCCCCCATCCGGGTCCAAATATTCATGTCACACATATCAGGGAATGATTCTCTCATAGTCCCTACAGTTAATGTTTCCAAGAATCCTTTATCTATTGAAAACCACTTACCACCTTTAGTAGTATAAACATTCATCCAATGACCAAACTCATTTTTCATTTGGATGTTAACTAATGAGTTTTTATTATATCCACTAATAACACTAGAAGGTCTTCCTTTAGTGTCGTGGATGTTAATAAATCCCGCCCTACATTTTCCTGCAATACGGAATTCATATTCTTGGTTCTGATATTTAAGATGATTAGTAACAAGTACCTTATGTACCTTGTTTTTAACGATTGTACTAAAAGATCCGTAGAATACGTCACCAGCCATAGTTCCTTCATTAACTGTGATAATTGTGTTGGTTTTTGTAGTTGTCATAATTGTTTATGTTTTTAATTACACTACAAAGGTAATACTATTTTTTAAACCGCCAAACAATTGATAAAAAAAAAATATTTAATTTAGATTTATGTCTCCCCACTTAGATTTTTGAATGTAAGTAATTGCTTCATTTTTAATCAGTTCGGGAATTTTTAATTCCAAAATAATTTCCATAATCTGTGTTTTGGTGATTACATGATCACCGTCAGTCTCGGAATTTTTCAAACACTGATCTTTAAGTTTTTGATAAAAAAGGTCTTTTTGTAAATTCCCAATCAGTTGTATTAAATCATTAGGATTTGACTCAAAAAAATTTATTAGTTGTGCTATATAAATTTCACAATCAATTTTTGACATAGTTATTATTTTTTAACACTAAACTGACAATTTTTGGTCATTTCTTCTGGAAAATCAACCTCAACAAAACCTCCAGAACCTTTTTTGAGATATTTTTGAGCACTTTGAGGGATTTCACATGTAGCATCTATATTGACGTACTGTAAACATGTACAATTGACAATCGAATCTGGTAACCTATTTAATTGGGGATTATCATTTAGATTCAAAAAAGAAATATTTTCTAGTTGACCTAAACTTTCTGGTAATGATTTTATATAATTACTTGCGGTGAAAACTTGCAAAGACTTCAATCGTGAAAGTGATTCTGGGATATCGTAAGCAATTACTTGGTCTGTTGGGTTATTGAAAGCAAGGAAAGAAACATTTTCCGGAATGGTTTCAAAAAAATCTTCAAATTCGTAAAGTGCAATATATTTTGAAGCAACATCTTTAGGGTAAATTACTTGAATTACCCCTGTATCATTAGTTTGTCCCGGTAATTGTGATTTAAAGGTAGGTTTCAATTCATTTTTAACTGCTTCCATCATAGGTGTTTTCAGAAGTGCAATGTCTGCTTGAGATAAATCATTCAAACTTTTTCTTTTCAATTCGTCAAGTTTTCTACCAGAATAATATTTCAAAATCCCTTCTTTTGAATTATTTATCATATCCGGAGTTAAATCATAACCTAGAGAAACATATTTTCTTTGTAATTCTGTTGGTAAATTTTTAAATATCTCTGGTTTACTTGTTAGATCAGGGCTTCTGATTTCCATCCAAAGTTCAGCCTTATCAACCCCACCCAACTCTTCAACAGCATCTGAATTTACACTTACATTTTTATAATACCTCATAGTTTCTTGTTCATCATCACTCAATGGGTCCGCAACAAATAAATGTTCTTTGTCCGCAATTTTTGGTATTTTAGAAGAAATAGTTGACCAAGACTCATTTCTATGACCGGAAAATCCTCCAGACATATTTTTTCCATCCGCCAATCTTTTTTGTCCATAAGGTGTGACTAAAATTACTGATGCAAAATCAACATCAGAGTAATCTTTATCTTTATCTATAACAAAGTAAATGGTAAGGTTATCTCCTAATCGATAGTTGTAATAAAGGTTCGAACCTCCTGTTCTAGAAATACACCATGGTCTACCGTGTGCAAGTCTGATACATTGTTCTTTTCCACTAGGTTTGAAAATTAATAAATTATCTTGGTCATATACTGTTTCAATGTCCTCGAAATCATCTTTTTTTCCCGTCGAAAGACTTATTCCCCCAAGTGAATCCACTACACCTTCAAGTTGGTTAAAATTCATAAATAACAAATAAGGGGTATCTAGTGGTAATTGATCGTAATTATCTAAAAAGGTTCCTATATAAAATAATAACTGTTCTGGGGTTACTTCAGGATATTCACTTTTGAATTTAGCGGTTGCCGCTTTGGTCAATAATGTTGTGAAATTCTTTCGAAGAAAATCCTCTAATTGTAAATAACTGTAAGACATAACATCTCTTTGATTACCTGGTATCAATGGAAAAATCTCATAAAACTTTTTAAGTGCTTTTTTAACAAGTTCTTTATCTACTTGTTTTGCATTTTCTTTTTGAAATTGACCGAAGACTTTTTTTTCTTCTTTTTTCATCTCTTTTGTGAGAATCAAATTTTTAAGATCGGAGTAGTTGTATTTGGTAATATCTCTTTTATCTGCAGGTAAACCATCCTTATATTTATCGAACGCTTGGATGATTTGTTTTTGAGTGTCAACAGGATCTTTGGTTTGGTTTTCAAACTTTTTGATCAATTGATCAATAACTTTTGGGGATAATGCTTCATTGACCATTTGGTTTTGAACCACTTTAGATAAAATATTTACTAATTTCATTTTTGTTTTTTTTTATAAATATTACAATCAGTGGAAAGTATTAAATAAAACTATGTAAAAATAAATCTAACTGGTCGCCATGTTTTGGGGGACCTGGTAAATCTTTACCATAATTCATAATTAATATTTCCTCCCCCAAATTTTGTTTTACTCCACTTTTAGCAGAAGCAGCCTTAGCAAATTCTTTACATTCCCAATTATACTCATAAAATGGAAACCATTTTTGGAGGAGTGGAAAATCATAATAACTTAAACTAAATTTTCCAGAAATACTTTTTAAACAAACTGCAAGTCTTTCATGATCATCTCTATCAAAATCATGGTTTGAATAATAATCTTCTGTCTTCCAATATGGTGGGTCAACGTAAAAATAAGTTTTTTTTGAGTCATATTTTTCAATAACAGTTTGGAAATCTAAATTTTCAACAAAAGTAATTTTATCAAAATGTTCTCTGTATTTAGCATCTTTCAACTTATCTAAAAATATTAAAACTTTACAACGGTACTTACCTTTATAATCCATATAATGGGATGTCTCCGGTTTTGATCCAGAAAATATTTGAGTTAAAACATATACGTACTTGGATGCTATAACAAATTTATTTTCTTCAGTTATTTCTAAATTATCAACGAATATTTCTCTTTGATATTCAAGAAACATTTCTTCATAAAGACTTGGGGTATCATCCACACCAAGTTGTTGACAAGGGTATTTAGACAGTTCTTCCCACAATAAGTCATAGTCTTTACAACATTTGAATAAATTAGAATTCAAACCGTTAAAATCATTGTATACAACAGTTTTTAAATTTGGATAGTTTTCTAAATCCATTTTGAAGAAGACCCAGAACATACCGCTAAAGGGTTCGACATATGTTTCTATATCTTTTGGAATAAATGGAATAATCCATTTACTTATTCTTGCTTTACCTCCGATATATGATATCATTATTTTTTTTTTAAAAACTTAAGATTTTTTTATTTATAAGTCAAATCAATCTGTATATAATTATAGTATTATGGAAAATAAAAAGTCAACAAAGGTAGGATGTCAAGCATGTAACTCATCAAAAAAAATACAAAGAACAAGAAATTTTGTCTTTATTGGGGGTACAATAGTCTTGGGGTTATGTTTATATGGAGTATTTAAATTAATCACAGAAATTATTTTGTTTTTCTCTTAAACTTAAAATATTGGTTTATAATTAAATCACCATTTTGATATCCTTTATTTTTTATTCTTAATGGTGTTGATGTATCCAAATCAACTGGAAGTTTAATGTTTAAGGATCCAGATGGATGGGGAACATTGAAATTACCATTTTCCAAATCTTCAAGATTTAAAAACGCATTGTACACCAAATGTTGATGTACTTTTTCAAAATTGTTTTCTTGTTGTAAATGGACTCTAACAACAAGATTTCCATAAATACCATCTCGATAATCACCCAGACCCTGAAGTCTCAGGAATTGTCCGTTATCTACCCCCTGGGGTAATGTAATATCAATTGTTTTTTCTTTAATTTGGGTTCCGATACCAAAACATTGATTACAAGCATTCACAATCTTTTTTCCAGTTCCATTACAAACCCCACAAGTTTGATTTATAATTTGTGCCATAAATCCATTCTGTATTTGTCTAGTAACAAATCCTTGACCTCTACACCCGTCGCAAACCATCTTTTCCCCACCGGATCCATTACACCCCCCACACTTCTCTTTATAGTTATATGTGACTTGTTTCTTCTTACCTAAAAAAGATTCGATAGCACCAATTGGTAAATCGATTATTGTGTCATGGACTCTTTTTTGATTAAACTGTTGTCCGAATTGTTGAGAAAACATTTGAGAAAAAAGATCGTCTGATGAAAACTTTCTTTTCATATCATACTCTCGTCTTTTACCATCGTTACTCAATGTATCGTATGCCAATGAAATTTTTTTGAAGAGTTCTTCATCTCCTCCTTTATCTGGGTGATTTTCTTTTGCCAATTTTCGATAGGCACGTTTAATTTCCTCAGAATTAGATTGTTCATTGACACCTAATATATCATAGTAAGACTCAGTACTCATTATTAAATTATTTATAATTAATAATAGTATCTTATTTTTCAATAAAAGTAAAGGAAGGACAATTAATAATGGGAAAATATCAAATTGTATTATTTAAAAACAAAAAAAAATTAAAGATTCTCAAAAGTTATGAATCAGAAGATAATGCTCTGAAATTCTATGAAGAACAAGTAAAATCAAACCAAGATGTAAATTTTGATGTACAGTTTGTAAATGGAAAACCCTGTATGTATGAAATTGGTTTCCTTGTTAAAAACAACATTGATAAATTCTTTTTTAAAAAAGATGAATATGGTCGGCAAATCAAAATGGAACTTTTAATCAACGATTATGTACTCACTAAAATTGATAACTTAAAAAAAGAAGAATTAATTTATGACTTACAAAAAAAGAAAAGAATCCAGTTCAAAACCTTGATATATGAGTATTTGAAAAAAGATGGTTTGAAGATTGTTTCTCTAATTAATAACAAATTGATTATTCAAAAAGAAAATGAATTTTTCTTTTTCTCACTTAAAAATGAATTGGACTCTAAAAGACTAATTGATTGTCTATCAGAATACTTTATAAAGAATGGTAGGTCTGATAGTATTTTTGTTTACGATAGTTCGAAGTTACAAAAGAGATACATTTATCAAATGTTGAAAAATAACAATATTGATTTAAACTCCTTTTATAGAAGATTTACCACCTATAACAGAAATTAATTTCTGCCAAATTGTTAGTTTGGGTACTTCAACTATAACTTCTGGTTTTTGATATGCTTCATTCATAAAAACTATTTCAACACCTTCAGATTGAATTTTAAACTGGTCTGATCTTTTTTCATTTTTTTGAATGCTTGATCGAACATATTCATATTCTATGAAAGGAAGTTCAACAACTATTATTGATTTTGAGTTCGGAAAGGATTCCTTAATTGATGCCGCAGTTTCAATTATTTTTTCTAACGACCTATCAATACCCTCGAGATTCTTTTCCATAATGATAATTTTTCTTTTTTTGGTAATATTTCTTCTTTTGAATTATTTTTAATCATTTTAATAAAGTCTAATTTCTCTTTATTAAGTTCAACTTTATCTTTACTTAACTCACTTCTTAACCACTCCTGTATCTTCTCTAGACGGCTCGACTTCTGGTTCTGCATTTTCTAATTCTAACTTAATATCATTTATTTCGAATTTAAGACCTTGTAGGTTTTGTAAATTTTCTTTTTCAAAAAAGTTTTTCAACTCGTTAACTTTGTTTTGAAACAATTTTTCTTTCTCTTCCAATTCTCTATTGAAATCAATAACATTTTTTATATTAAAAATTAAATTGGTGATTTCTGATTCAACCATTTTTGCAACAAAAGAAATGGATCTCATTTCTACCGAATTATTTTCAAATTCCACAATTTGTTCTTCTTTGACAAATTTTTTAGGTAACTTCCAGGTTTTGGGAATCTCAAGATCGAAACTAAGATAATCTTTCAATTTTCTAATTGACTTGAAATATGGTTCTAGGACTAGTAATTCTTTGTAAAAACTCATTTTGATTCTATTAAAAATGTTATTGAATATGAAATTGACAAAACAATTAAAACAATTTCAAGTGTGGTATACTCTATTTTTTTTGGGTTTGTACTCAACAGTGATATTAAAAAAATAATAAAATATCTCGATAACATCACTGTTGATGTTACAAACAAAAATAAAAAAACAGTTTGTAAATTAACCATTCTTTTTGGATTGTAGAATTTCAGTTCTAAGTGTTTGTAAAAGTGCTTTGATATCCTGACTTGTTTTTCTTGCTCTTGTTCCCGCACTTTTATTTCCGGCATAAAATTTAGTTGTATCTACAGTAAGTTGCTCAACTAAGGTTTTAATTTGTTCTAAAGTATCCATTTTGAATTTTTTAAATGTTTATTTTTATATAAGATAACTCTTATTTTATCAGGTGTAAAGACTATATATTAAGATTTCTATCTAGATTTTTATATATTGTCGATATCATGTCCAAATCAGATTTTGTAAATGGTCTATTTATATCGAAGGTTTCGTTGAAAAAAATTTCAATTGATTCTTTAATTTTTTTTTCTTTTTGTTCATAAAATATTTGATCAAAGAAATCTTTAAAGTACTCAAAATGGTCCCCCTCGTGATTAAATTTTATTTCCTCCTTTTCAAAGTTTTCGATTGTTTTGTTCCAACACCATAAAAAATGTTTCGAATTATCCTCATGATCCATTACGGTTTTAGTTTCGTTTGGTTGAGAATCTTCATCTCCAAGATAAGTTTCTTTTATAATATGGTATAAAGTCAAACTAAAATCAGAAAATAATTCGAGTTTTTCGGGAATTATATTGTTTGCACGAAACCAGACATCTACATCCTCTGGATTTACAGGTTTCGTAACGTAATTAAAAAAATTATCCATAAACGTTTACCATTTATGGATAATATAAACTAATAATATGATTTGTAAATTATTGTGTTTTGCGGTCGTAAGAAATTAAATTTTTCATTCTATCAAATTCTTCGAAAAGTTTTTGTGTTTCTTTTTCAGCAACATTTTCCAACTTAATATTGACTCCAGTTCCAGAATTTTCTCCAGTTCCATCAGTGACAGGTTGTTTTGATTTTCTGTATGCGGTTTCTTTTGCTTTATGAAATTTCTTGGCCTGTTGTTTTTTCACTAATTTTTGTCCTAACTCAGTTTCTTCAGCATTTGCCCATTCAGGATTGTTGCCAGTTCTTGAAGAACCTTTGATGTTATCTGAAACCCAATTTTGATCGTAAGTAATTTCTTCCGGTACAAGATCTTCCATTCCCGGTCTCATATAATCATCTAAAAACTCATTACCATCTTTAGACATCACATAAGCCTTTTTACTCATCTTTTCTAATTGACCATTTCCTTTAGGAAAATGTTTTGGGTTTGTTTCATATCCACCCTTTGATCCCAATTTATTGTATTCTCTCATCCTTTTGGTTGTATCATTCATTGCCTCCTTGTTTTCTTTACCAGAACCTTTGAATGACTTCTCATATGCCGTATATCCTGGAGGTGTTTGACCTTTTTTAAATTTTTCTTCTGTAACTAAATTTTCAATAAAGTGAATAAGTTCACTTTCAGTAAATCTCACCACACTTTCTTTAACCGGATAAGTTTTTCCATCAAACTCAAAATTTTTATCACCCTTTTTTTCCGCTTGTTTTTTAGCGTAAACAAAGGCGTTTCCTTCTTTCATATCATCTTCCTCAACTTTTATTTCATATATTGTATCAGAACCTCTTGATCCACATTCTTTACATTCGCTTTCACCACGT